ATTAAGGACCCTCCCACTGTAAATCTGCGAAAGGAGATTAAATTGTACATAGTTCTACCAGGGACAAGAGCTTACGAGTTCTGTTTCACGCATCGCGATAACTTCGAAGTGTCAGCTACAGAGCTGTCACATACGGGGCTATTCGTGCATACGATGAACGGAACGACCAACCAAACTAATTTCAAATTGGCTGGTACCCACATGTGGGACCACCATATGAGACAGTTTGCTAGGTCGGCATTCGGTTTGTTCCCTGTTACCCCAGATGTATCTTGGGGTGCTGGAAATAATCCGGATGTCTCGTATACTCTTTACGGTCTTCAGCCAAGTTCGGGTCACCAATGTCTTCCTTCAGTTGTCCGCAAAGGACAATTGTTGGATCACGTTGGCCAGTTCTTTACTGGAAACTGGGGCTTCACTGAAGGATCTGTAAAGATCCCACGTGAAAACTCAGTTTTACACCCTAACATGGTTGGAGTCTGTATGGACGCTGAGTCTAGTGACACCTCGACCTATAAGTCAGTTACTGAACTGGCTTCTTGGTTTAGGGGTGACATGCAGATCTCTCGCGTTCAGTCCGCACCCGCCTGGCTTGATTTCAATTTAAGATCGGCTGCCTCTTTTGAAGAGTCACCGATGTTATACTTGAACTATAAGCCACATCGTGATATCCTCGATAGTTACAGTGAATTAACTGGAACTTCAGGGGAATTCAAGATGAGCAACATAACGTGGGACTTGGGGTTCAATACCCTTACCCATTCTTATGATGCGTATAGGCGTCTTGACCTAACTAACGGTGATAAAATTCACTGTGAGTATAAAGTCAAGGCTATCTGGCTCCCGGGTGAGTTTTCTTTACCCGTCTTTACTTGGAACTGGATAGGGCACTGTTGGAGGCCTGAACTACACGTATACTGGGAATTCGAACCTCACCGCTATGAAACTAGCGGCGGTCAGAATTCTCGGTGGATCGATGTAATTCAGGGGTTTGTACCTCCGATACTGGAAGAGTTGTCCGATGAAATTCACTTAACCGGTTACCCGGACGGATACGCGCTCGACTCTTTTGAGCCGACGACTTCCGTTTTGAATTACGTTGGACAACCGCTTGATGTCGTCGAAGCTGGGTTAACCGCCAGTCTCGATGCGCGTGCCTCTGACACAGGATTCGCTGCCTTTAAAAACCAGTGTATGAGCCTCAGAAATGATGCTCACATGTTGGGGATTAAAGCCGGCCATGCTGCGTTAGATAAGCACTTTCAAGCGACTAGTTCTAATTTTCTGGAGACGGTGAGCGATGGGCGAGACCTTTTCGGGCTTATGTCCGTTAAGGAACTCACTCAGTTCGCGATTAAAGCAAGTAAGCGTGGAGGATTTCTTCAGCTTTTAGATCTCCTCTCAAGCTCTGTCTTGCTTTACAAGTTTGCCATTGCACCATCTATTGATGACGCAGAGCAGCTTGCCTCTCTAGCAGCGAGACTTAAAAAGTCTGTGAAAGCGCTGCAAACTCCTGCCACTGTCTATGGGTCCTTCGAATACGAAGTTCCCGTGGCATTCTGTCCAAACTTTCCCGGCCTTAGGATTGTCTCTAGGGCTAAGATTCGTTTGGGAGTTGATCATAGTTCCCTTATAGGTTCTATGCTTCAAGGCAAAACCGCAGGTATACTACCGAGCTTTTCCCAAGTTTGGGATCTGCTCCCGTTCTCCTTTGTTGCCGATTGGTTTACCGGCATAGGAAACTATCTCGATATGTTTGACTCCTCGCTCATTTACATGGGCCTGGCTGTCGAGTATACCGTGATCTCCCATAAATTTATATGGGAGTTTCCCGACGACGTGGGCTTTCACCACTACGCCGTTGGAGATTCGGACATGTTGGGCGCGGGATATAAGGTTTTTAATAGGTACGTCCTAGATGGACTACCTAACCTTACACCTACGCGCTTTCCCATTTTTGGTAGCGGAATCCCTTCTTGGGTAACCGCCGGTTCTCTAGCTTTCCAAGTTCTTAAACCTGGAAAGTAAGAACCATACGGTAAGTATCGAAAGGATATTACCATGGCTTTCACCATCCTAAACATTGATGGAGCTGCTAATCTCGTTACACTGAATTTGAAGAGCGTTGATGCCGCTGACTTTGTCTTAATCGACTCAGTCGTGGCCGACGGCGGGAATACCCGCGAATCTCTTTATCAGTATATCGGGACTGACAGTGAGCATCCTGCCACTGTCCGTGTGGGTTGGTATAAGAAACCGACTCAGACGAGCGTTTCCGTCAAGTTTTCCAGCTGGTTAAAGATCACCGAGACCGATCAGCCTGATGTCTACAAGGAGTGTAGTTCAGTCCTTGCTTTCAACATGCCTACGGCGAGCGGTGTTCCGAGCGCTAGTAACGTGAACACTTTGATTCAACACACCATTGGTGTGCTGATTCAGAGTGCCACGGCTAACGTCGCGGACAATACCCAGCTGGACCAGTTGGCTTTTGGCGTTACCGGCATTCTCTAGCCGTTATGCGCCTTTCAGCCAGAGTTGATATTCCATCACTGGGCGAGCAGAATTTCGTTGTACTTAACTCTGCCTACCTCAGGAACACAAATTTCAAAAGTGACCATTCGGTGAATGCCGATACAGTCGCTCATGTCATAAGTGGATGGGTATCAATCCTCGCAGATTCTCCAGTGGACCCTCTTAAGCCACGGATCGTCCTCAATCGATTCCATAAGGAATTGGTTAAAGATTACCGCGGCTCTATTGGGTTTTATTGCGATCTAGGCGACAAACTGCTACGCAGTTTGTCTCTCGGAAGTGGGAGTAGCGTCTCAGCTACTTTCATCTCTGAGTTTAAAGATACCCCTGTTTTCAGGGAGTATCTTGCCTTTTATCGCGATAAGAGTCCTCGGATCTTACGTTTCTTACTTAGCTTTTTGTACTTCGCTAAGAAAGCTCCGTATGACGCCGAGAACTTTCAGCTCACTGCCTTTCGCAGCTGGGCTGATGTGGAAGCTAGCTTGAAAGAGCTAGTACTCCCTCACTGGACGGTGACACTTAAAGCTATTGTCACCGAACTGCTTTCGACCTATAACCGAGATAACTTCTTTCCATATCACGGCACAGGTGCTGTGTCGGAAGAGGGTGTTGAGGCTAACGTTGAGAGCAAGTGTGAAGCTATGCGATTATCTCCAAGCCTGTCCATGTACTTATCGTACCTGGACTTAAAGCTTGGTTATGATCGCTGGCCTCATACTGACTCTGAGAGGAATCCTTGCGGTCTGGATAAATCTCGTCTAATGTTCGTGCCGAAAAACTATAAGACTGCTAGATCCATATGTATGGAACCGGCAGCTTATATGTGGGCCCAACAAGGGGTCCGCTATTGGCTCGAACGTAGTATCAGAGATGGATTGTTGCGAGATCGTGTTACTTTACACGATCAATCGAACAATGCTAATGCTTGCAAATTCGGTAGCGTCACGGGTTTATGTGACACTATCGACTTGTCAGCAGCCTCTGATAGCGTGTCTTGGGAACTCGTTAAATCGATTTTCCCGACCAAGGTCTTAATTGACCTTGCGGCGACGCGCACGAACGTGGTACAACTACCTGATGGGACAGACTTCAAAGTATCGAAGTTTGCACCAATGGGTAGTGCACTGTGTTTCCCAGTGCAATGTATCATCTACTCAGCCATCGTAATTTTGGCTGATGTAGCACACCGCACCGGGCGGGAGTATTCTGATCCGATGCTCGCGAAGGACGGCAGATTCTTACCAATGTTGCGTAAGATATGCCGACCTGAGCGTGGGTCAGAGTATAGCTTTTTCCCGTTCCAGACCTACGGCGATGACATTGTTTGCGATATGCAAATAACATCATCAGTCATGGACATACTCAAGGAGCTTGGATTCTCAGTGAATGAGAGTAAGAGTTTCCGCAGTGATTCAGCAATACGCGAATCATGTGGAAAATATTACTTTAACGGTAGAGATGTTTCTTTCTTCCGTTATTCACTGTCACCAAGGTTCGATCAGAACGACCGATTTTTAAATGGGTCTTCCTTGAGTGGTACGGTCGATATGCATAATCGTGCTAAAAAGCATGGTTTTACATATCTTTCTCAGTATTTTGAAGATTCCTTATTGAGTTCTAGCGTGCGTGTTGGTAAAAGAATACTCCCAGCCAGAATTGGCTTAAGGTATTCTGATACCGAACCCACAGAACCCCTCGTACTTTGGGGTTTTGATAGGTTTAAACGCAAACGTAGATACAATAAGGATCTACATCGTACTGAGGTCCGTGCTTACCAAGTGACGTATAACAGGGTTGTTAGCATAAAGGAGAGTAATCTCCCTTCTGTTAACGATTACTATTATACGTTTACCGGTAAACTCCATGCCAGCAGAAAACAGGGTGGATTCCAGGTTGCTATGCAACCTGGTACTGCCTTTGCTGGAAGGTTCCGTGTGGGGACACGGTTGAAGTGGGGATGGATTCCTGCTTCATAAATTAACCTCAAGAGGGT